ATGAATGACTTGTTGATGAATACGAACAAAGCGAGGCATTTTAACTATGACTACGATTTGTTTGAGTGTATGTAATCCATTTTAGAATATTTCGAACGAAGTGACGACTGCTACGTTGGCTTCTTTACCTGCTATAGACCATGTGTCCCAGTTGTGAATCTGTAGAACTTCATCACCACCAATCTTGTGAAAGGCGTCTTGTGCATGCTCAGGACAGCACGTGTAGACAATCCATGGTCCATCCTCTTCAATGTAAGGAAACTCATTGAGAATATCGAGTGCCCAATGGTCACCGACTTCAGTAACTTTGCCTGACTCAGTATACCTAAACTTACGTGAACACGTTACATATCCAAGAACACTGTCACTAGGATTTTCAAGTAGTTCCTCTTCAAGTGAATCCTTATCACCCTCAGAATAGGGTAAAATCGTAAACCCAAGATCATTTCCTCTGCAAATAAGTTTAGCCATGTTGTATACTGATTCTACAACTCTATACGTGTAATCGGTTTTACTCCGAAAAACGGATTTAATTTAACTCAATCTTCCTAGAACTAGGACAAAATGAGTTACAACGATAAAATTGAGTTAGTGGCCAATGAAATGGTTAAGTTTGCTAAAAGGAAGATTGAAATGGAGTTTGATGACACTCTTAGAAGACAAAGACATCAACTTGAGTGTACTGAAGCGTATTACGAAATCTACAAAAAGCACTTTGGAGATCTAATTGATCATAGAATCTCAGATAAAATCAGTGTCTTAGGAGGATGTCTTGGTTGTCTATTTAAAACAATCTGCGAATCCACTATGCAGATTGATGAGATGAATGCTACCATGGAAAAATACATAAGATTACAAGTGAAGACTATGAATCTGTGGAGTATTTAGACTAAGTCGCTTCTTGAACGCATGTTGAATTTTTTGAACTGCTAGTTTTCCTTTGTTCCAATCATACTCCCACATTTCAATTACACGATATCCAAGTGATTCTAATTTTGATTTTCTAGATAATGTTTTTGCGAACAGTTCTCCATAAGTACACCTAGTCCTAGGATTTATTAATGATTGGTCAAAACTTTTTGGATTTCCGTGCCAGAAATCACCTTGAAACTCGAAAATTGTATTGGTTTCTGATGAATACCCATCAACAAAGATAGTTGTACCTGGAGGTTTAAACTCTCCACTTTCACCATATCGTATGTCTTCTTCAACTGCAATATAATTTAACCACTCTATTTGAGGTTTTGAGAATCTATTGGAACACGAACCACATCCATTTCCTTGTAAGTGATGTTCGCAACGCTGTGTAAATATATGTCCATTTGGACAACGTATCTGAAAGAATGGTCTGTTCTTTAGATCAATTTCTCGAAATACACGAAGATAAGTGTATTTATCACCGTGAACAATATGTGCCTTGTCTATCCATTGTTGATCAGATCTTGTTTTTGTTTGGGCTAACTGTTTAAATCCACACTCTTTACAACCAAATCCCTGTATATGAGAAACTGGAACTTGTTGAAATTCTCCATGAATCTTACATATAATGGTAACAGGTGTCAAAGAATCTACATAGTTAACTAATGAGTAATCATAACGTTCACCATGGGATTTCTTGAAACGATCAATACACTCTTCTTGTGTATATGATTTCCTAATACCTGATTCAATATTAGAACATTTCATACACCCTCCTTTTGATTTTTCAACAAGATGTGTATGTGCATTAATTGTAAATACATGTCCTCTTGGACATATCATTTCAAGGGGACTAGTCATTCCATTATAGTTTTTCTCGTTAAACTTGAATACATCCTTTCCATATTTTTCATCTGAAAGACGTCTAAACTCTGCGAATGTTCTACCATGTCCAGAACATTCACCACATCCGTCTCCTTGTAGAAACTTATTAGGAAGTCGATCAAATATATGTCCTTTTGGACATCCAATCTTCACAGGAGTCATTGAATTAACATAGTTAACCTGATCATATTTGTATTTATCACTATACATTGCAGTTGCTTTCTGTATGAACGACTCTTTTGTATCTTGTAGTCCATTTGGACAGCATGAAGGACAACCATGATTTGCTCCTTGTCGAAACATCCTATTAGGTTTACGTTCATATGATGTTCCACATAAACAGGTTAATCTTGCAATAGAAGTCATAGTTCTATAAATTGTTTTAGAATGATCAATCTTACATGGATGTTTCTCTTCCATGCGTCTGACAAATTCATCTTCTGAAACTTGACTTGGCATTTCTTCGTTCTTTCTACATTATTTTGACTTGAAAAAAATACATTCATTTTACACTAACTTCTTGAGAAGGTCTCGGATTTCCTTTAATACAGACAACTTAGTCTCTTCTTTAGGTGGTTCAATTCTACTTTTCTTTTCAGCATGTTCCATTTGCTTATTCCTCTTTCGTGCTTCTTCATACTCTATTGATTCTTCAATGAATCTAACAGGTGTTTTAACAATCTCTGATACTTTTTGGATATCTTGACCTTCAGAAACCATTCTTCTTGCTATGTTCAGTCTACGAGCAATAATACTGCCTTTTGTTCTCTCAAAGTGTATAGCACATTCTTCTATACTTTTGTTATCAGATATCATCTGAAGAAATTCAGCATCAAGTTCTGGAGTCCAAGAAGCACCTGCATTTTTTGGAAGGGTTTTAACAATTGTAAACATTTTCCACACGCTATGATTTCATTTGAAAAAAACAAATCCATTTTTGACGAAGTTTAAATCGGATACCCTTCTACATGAGATCTTGCATAACAGTCAGATGAATAATGACCTGATCGTCCACATCTATAACAGTTTCCTGATTTTTTTGGAGATTCATAGACAACTTGACTCATACATGAACGTTCATGAACTCTACAACCAAACTGTGTTGTAAATGTTCTATCACAGTATTCACATCCCCATTCTTCAATCTGCCCACCACATGATTCTTCATGACGCTGGCATTTTTGTTCTGTTTTGAACTGCTTAGGACAGTAAGAACATTCCCATATTTCTTCTACTTCTTCAAATTGTTCTACTTCTTTAATTTTTCTAGAACATCCCTTTGCAAAGTGTCCACTGTCTCCACACTTGAAACACTTGTCTGTATTACCACGAATCTCTCGTTCTAAAACAGACTTAGTTGCTTCATCTAATTCAACTGTTGTATACGATCCACCACGTACATTTTCAATTCCATATTTCTTCATAAGGTCTTTAGTAAGATTTGTTTCATCATGTTCTCCAGTCAAGACTTTAGTATCTAAAAGCTTGATTGGCTTGTATTTTTTAGTCCATGAAGCACCATTTCCTTTTTTGTGCTGAAGATAACGGGAATCAGGGTCTGAACTTTTACCGACATAGTATTTTCCATCTTGGAGTTGAAGTGTGTAGAGGTATTCCATTATGCATTAAACTCACCTACCATCTAATTCTTAAACAAAAACAAATCCATTTTTGGACGATTTTACTTCTGCTCCAACCTTGAAACCCGTTCTAATAACTCTTTCAGTACAATCAATACAGGTTCAATCATCAAGATCTTCTCTTGATCGTATTTTCGGGCAAGTGGGAGATTGTTAGAGTAACTGTTTCGTTCAACTGCCTGTTTCTTGATTTCTACAAAGTTCTCAAGAACCATGATAGGATTGGTTTTTCGTTCCTCTTCAATACGCTTCTTGTTTTCCAACTCCTCAATCCTTGCATGGAGAATCCTTAACTCGTGATCAATGGTGTTCATTATATACTTAAAAAGGTTTGATTTGTTAAAATTGCTTTTTTGCTTGAAGAAATCCTTGTAATTGTTCCATCTTCTTCTGCGCTGTCTCAACTTGTTTTCCTAGTTCTTTCTCTTTTTTGACATCGTGAACACCTTCTTCCCGTCCGTAGAAGATATCCCAGTTCAGACTTTTGAGTGTTTCATACTGTGCTTTGAGTGTTTCATACTCTGCCTTTGCTTTTCTAACTTTGGATTCTAAGGTCTTCATTTTACTATCAATGAATTTGAAAAAATTAGTCCATTTTAGATCGAGGGTGATCGGTCACGAACTTCAGCACCTATGAAATCAGAATTCATCCATAAACTAGAAGCATGTCCACTGAATCGTGTTACATTTGTGCGGTGAATCGTATCTTCCAGACTTCCGTAATCATAGGAATCGTCTATGATTGTTCCGTATTTGAATAAGCGTTCAAGTGCCCAAGCAGTGATCATTTCATCTGTTGGTTTCAATGGATCTCGTAGTGGAGGAGGACTACTTGGAACATATCGTCTGTGAGTATCAAGAGCCATAAGTATTGCTTCATCTACATCTCCAGAACTATCACGAAGTTCCTGGATTGCGCGGTTTCGGGTCACACCCGCTTCTTGGATTACTTGTGAAATACGATCTTCAGTAGTCCAAATATAGGATCCAATACTAAACCATCGAACTTCGGAGCGTACAATTTCTGATTTTGGGGGCGGATCTGGGCGATTGAGTTCAATGTCCGTCAAAGCATGACGACACATGGGGCAGGTGGACGCATCAGAAGTCCATTTAGTCAAACATCGAATGTGGAAGGAATGAGAACAACTCAGAACACAGCAACCTGTAGTCTGAGTTATACTTTCATAGCAAATTGGGCAGTCAGTCATCTTATATCATGTGAATCCAATTTAGTTTGGAAGTTTTAAATCCATTTTAAATAATGAACTTCCTTGGATGGATTGCATTTATTTGTATTTCCATAGGCGATCACTGTAAGGAACCTCTTCTTAAAAAGACCGGAGGACCCTTATATGAAGGATGTAAACTACTTAACGCATTCTCATAAACGACTCAAATTGCTTTTGTTGTGCTTCCCTTCGCGCGGTCTCCTCCTTGTCTTCAACTTGTGTCATTGTATACGGAATGTTGTAGATATTACTACACTCCAAACTGAATCCAGTTCGATGATAGGTACTGAATGCCAAAATCTCTGCTGAACGCGACATCAAGTAGAAATCAAGTAATGTGTCTCTCACCTGATCATCAGTAGGTTCTTGGTTCTGACCGATATGGCAGATTGCAGTAGGAAGTGAAAGAATGTTTCCACCTGTCAGCGCTTCCTTGACTCTTGTATTAGACGAGACTAATACATACGTCTTACCTTCCTCAACCTTGGATCGCACAGCAGCAACTAAATCATCCATTAACTGAGTATTCAAAGTTGCTTGACTAGTTCCAACTGCATGAGGAAAGCACACTGCGTCATCTAATCGAATATGAATGGTTGTGTACGCTCCTGTGACTCCTAACTGAGTGAGTGAGTCTGTAATATACGTCTCCATCTCAGGTGTGGGTTGAAGTCTAGAACGAATGAATTCCTTTTCAGAGTCAAGCATTTCAGTATACACTAGATCCTTGCAACAGTATGCAAAAAAGGTCGGTTGCTGAATCTTGTTGAAATATCGAACAGTCTCACGAACAATGTGTTGATACGCAATATCGTTCTCATCTTGCTGAACCAACAGCGAATCAATGTGGAAGTTTCCAAGCAATGGATAACTTGCAGGTCGTTCAAGGGTTTGGTCACAAATTACATACTTGCTCATGGGGTGATTTCGCATATCCATATCAAACTCTATTTGGATTCCAGTATATTTCTTGAGAGTTCGAAGAAGTTGAAGCATCATGAAGGATCCACGAAGGTAATCACCTAATCCTGACGCCTTGAAATCAACGAACTGGGTTTGGTAAACATTTACGAACTTCTTGAGAGTCGTATTGGAATAAACGGAGGCAATTGCAGCACAGGACATACTTGGATAGGTTGTCATTCATTTAAACCAAAATCTCCCTAATCTTTCAATGGACGCACTCAGAGCACGTATTCAATCTATGCCTCTCCCTCAACGTCTTGCAAGATTAGATGAGATCATCAATTTTTTTCGTTCCAATAATTCACCAAAACATGCAGATGCATTTGTTGAACTGAAAAATTGTTACCCTTCTTTCCCGTTCTTCAAAGATGAAGAGGCATTTCGTCTCTATCTAGCGTGGTGTCGTATTGTTCAACTACCGATTCATGGGGCGTTTGCCCACATTCTCCAACAAGGTTAAACACTCTTCGATGAACTTTTCTTCTCCAAGTCTCGCAATCTGTTGCATGGTTCTCATGGTCCATCCAAACGAGAATCCAGAATGTCCACCGTATTCAATATGTCTATTGATGAGTCTGAGTTCTTCATCATCGGTAAACGTATACCCTCCAACTGGTTCTTTTTTCATGTAGTCCCACATCTTAGTAGTTTCAATCGCTTGGTATGCGTCCTCTAACATTTCTTGTTCACTTTTGCTGTATCCGAGTTTGATGAAGTCAATCATTTTGTAATGAAATCCAAATCTAAAAAGTTTTGGATTCCATTTTTTACACATTCGGAAGACCTCACTCGGGTTCATACAAACACCCGCCAATTCTCATATGCGCCAGTTGATTCAATGCATTGAAGTAGCAACCATTACATCTCGGTTGATTGGACACTTTTCTCCACCATTTTTGAATTTTAATGACTGACTCTACGTACTCATCTTCCTCTGGATCAAAGGAAATTGGAGAAAGATCTTCACATCCAAATCGTTCAATCCAACAGGACGCGCAATACCCATTTGCTCCCACTGTAATTTCAAAATCACACCCTGAACAATGTTCGGATTCATACGACATACTTGACATTTAACACTAAAAATGATTTATTGGATGGATTTAGATCCGTTTTGGGTGGACATCTTAAGAACAATGTTCGCAGTCGTCATTAATGTTATGCCGAACATCACGATCAGCATAGTAACAGTCAATGCATTGTCCAACCATATCTGAGATACTTACTTCACCACATGGACACTTTTTAGGTGGGTTCTTACAGTCATAACAGACCCCAGTTGGTTCATCGCCTTCTTCGAGACGATACAAGTCTCCACATTCATCACACTGACACGTTCTACACGAATAAGGATAGACACTACATTCCTTGCAATCCGCAAATCCACAGAAGTATCCATCCGACATCTGGGTATGTTTATCAATCCAACACTTACTACAAAATCCAAGCGCCCAGACTCCTTCAGTCGTATTACATCCTCCACAGGTCTCTACTTCAGGAGGTGAGCACTTGACACACAGGTCACCTCGTTGATTCACTTGATTATGACACTTTCGGTTCTTACACAAATACATGATCTCTTCAACTTCAATTTCGCTGTTCATTTTGTTCTTTTACTTCACACCCACTACACTATTTTTTTATGGGAACCAAATCCATTTTGAACGAGTTGGGGTTACAAATCGATCAGAAGAATTTTATATTTACTTGCCCATTCTGCCCTTCATTGCCTTCCATGCAAAGGAAGCGACGAGGGCAAAGACAATGGAGTGAGTGATGTTGACAGTCATAGTAGAAGCACCTGGTGGTAATCGGACCAAGACGCCAGGAATCAAAAAGTAGAAGACCACTGCAAGAAAGATGAGTTTACCGTACATTTGTTTGTCTTTTAATTAGAATTTATTTACTACGCGTTCCAAAAAAGTCATGGAATACATGTTTCAACTTGTCATCTAACGTACCTAAGAATACAAAGACTGCATAAATGAACATTGTTTGTCCACCAAAGGATTCAAGGTATACTTCAAGGGGTGAGGTGACTGGCAAAACTGGAATAAGACTATTAACATAATAGGTTACCCAAAAGCAGACAAATATAATGACGGATACTTCTGCACAGACATCTGCGAGTTGATACAAATTAGACTGCTTCTCCCAGTTTTCGTCAAAGTCAGGGAATACGCGCCACATAGACCAAGATAGTAGACCACCTAAAAATACGTAGAAAATTGACATGAATATCAAGTTGATCGTTAAATTGAAAATATGACCCTTGACGGATGGAATCACATGTAGTCCAATACTTTTCATTATTTAAACATAAGACAATATCAATAGTATGTCAGCACTTAGAACTTGGGGAAAACACTTAGTCTTGGACGCAGCAGGATGCTCTCCTAAAATGATTGGATGTCCAATCGTGATCGGAAACTTTACAAAAGACTTGGTACGACGAATTGATATGAAGGCCTACGGCGACCCTCAGATTGTCATGTTTGGAACTGGCAACAAGAAGGGATATACGCTGATTCAGTTGATTGAGACTTCTAATATTGCTGCACATTTCGTGGAAGAGAACAATACCATGTATTTGGATGTGTTCTCCTGCAAGGACTTTGATCCTTCAATTGTGAAGGAAGTGGTTCGTGAGTATTTTGATGCACAACGATTTAGTTCAAGGGTTTTCTTAAGACAGGCTCCTCTTGAAAAGTTAGCTTAAGGGTTCTTCCATTAAGCATACACCTGTAGTGGTTCGTGTTCCATCGGGACAATTCTTTGCTTTGTGTTGAGATGACATATCGGTAAAGTGTTCAGGAACTGTGCGTTGAAGAATCCAGAACGCAACGGCAAATCCAAGAATCCATAACATCCACTTAGAGGCTTTCGTCATTTATCTCTACGTCATCAAAATCAAAACTGAAGGTGAAGGTGAACACAAACCCTTCAGAATTTGTATATGTGTGCGTGAAGTCCATATTTTAAACTGTGAAATAGATCTTCTTGATCCAATCGCGATCAGTTCGGTAGATCTTTGAACGAGTGGGTGCAACGTTTTTGTTCAAGACTGCAATGGCATTCAACTTACGAAGTGTTGAAAGATGACCATACTCACTGACTGCTTTGATAAGTGCCATATGACGTTCATGTGCTGGATCTGTGTGATCATATCCAGCATCCTTGAGATCACCTTTTTTAAGTGGTCCAATAACAGCAGGTCCCTTTCCTGGGTTTCCTTTGTTCTTGATACAGGATGCCTTAACGCGATACGTTGTTCCGCGATTCAAAAGACGTCCAAGTATTGTCTTCTTCTTGCGAGTGGCAATGTATCCTTCCCTAAGAATCTGTCCAGATGGACATGTTTTTCCACCTTTTAAAAGACTTGAGATGCGAGTATCGTCTTCATGCATTTGTTAATCTATGGTATTTTTTCGATTGGGACAGGTAGAACAACCTTGTTTAGGACTCTCAGGTGTCTTCCACATATACATAAAAAATACAATGAGTGCAAGTAATGAGATGCCTATGAACATCATTTAATTAGAAGATAGAATTGCTTTAGAATAACTGAACACTACTATGTATATGCCGTCTATCGTCTATGGTGGTCTGAGATATACACAATCAAGACACGCAATCTACTGTAAGAAATGTAAAGAAACAATCGAAAGTAAACATGTACATGATTTCAAATTCTGTTCCTGTGGCGCAGTAGGAATTGATGGTGGAACTTTTGCTGGAAACCGCATCTTAGGAGATCTATCGGATATGGAAAACAGAAGTATGTATTGTGCGATTGTTGGTAACAAGAAACTATATCTACCGCAACACGTTATGGAAGAACATTTTAAGACTCATAAAGTATTTGTTACAGTGCCCAATTAAAATCCAACTATTCAATAATGAAAGGTAGTGGAAATTGTTCTTCTACTAGCACGGATCCTGCATGTGAGGTTCCTAGTCAGGTTCCTAGTCAGGTTCCTACAGAGGTTCCAAACCTAATGAACATTGACAAAATGATTGACGCGGAAAAGGTGAAATATCAACAAGCCATCAAAGACTTTCAAGACGCTGAGAAGAAAGCAGAAGATGCCAAAACGGCGTTCAAATCTAACCCAAACTCAGAAACTAAGTTCAAAGCAGAAATGGCTATTCGTGAAAAGTTCGCAAAGAAGAATCGATTAGATCATCGTAAGACAATGCTCACAAATACATTGAGACTACGAAAGAAGAGTGGAAGGAGACTTAAACATCGCAAAACTCATAAGAAGAGATGGGCATCCCGTACTACGTTGCGTCGCTATTAAGAACACATAAACATATTCAAAAAGACGTTGGAAATCTACGTCTAGACTGTCAAGTTTTAGGATTGGATTTTAATGCTTTTATTCATACCTATTTGAAACCTGAGAACCCCATTGGAAGTGTCGTAGTAGCATTACGGAACTTCTTACGGGATGTAGCCTGTGGAAAGAAAGTATTGATTGCGTTGGATGGATTGGTGCCCTATGCAAAGATTGTTCAACAACGATATCGTCGTATGAAGAAACCCGAACCTGCTTTGTTTGATAAGCATCAAATCTCACCTGGAACTCCGTTTATGATTGAACTGGAAGACACTCTGCGATTCTGCTTTCCTGAATGTATTCTGTCTGGAACTGATGAACGTGGTGAAGGAGAACACAAAATCTTCAAGTGGCTTCAAGCGATGGAACCCTCTGAACGTCAAGATATTTTGATATACGGAATGGATGCTGATTTAGTCTTAATTTCTGTAGCACAATCGGCTTTGGGTTCCATTAAACTCATTCGTGAAAACCGAGATTCAGGGTATTCAACGTTTGATATTTCCGCATTGTGTAAAGTTTTACCTATAGATCCTGATGATTGGGTGCATATGTGTATCTTTTGCTTTGGTAATGACTTCATGCCAAACATTGCAATGTTTTCATTACGAGAAGATGGATATTCAAGAGCAGTTCACTTTATCAAGAAAGATAGTTTGAAAGGAGCTGTGAAAGATGAACTTAAAGTTATTCTAAAACGAGCAAAAGACACAGACAGAAAGTTTGTTGCAAAAGATGGTCATGCTCTTGAAAGTCGCATGGCTCTTCATTTGATGGATGGAGTTCTAGATTGGAGTAAAGTTGAATATGCTTATGAAAAGACGTTTGAATGGACATTACACTATTTCAAAACGTCTGATGTTCTAGATTGGTGTTGGTACTATCCTTACCCAGAAGCACCTTTGTTTTCATCTCTCACTGAAAAGGAAGAACGAACCTTAGACTTTACATGGGACTATCCAACACCCCCTTTTGGAATCAAAGAGCAACTAGATTTCATTCTTCCAGGACGAGGTGTCTATCCAGATGAATTGTACGATGAAGGACCTGATTCAAGACATATGTGGATGAAAGCGTATTCTTGGGAAACCGATCCTTACATTTCTCTTCCTTGGAATCCAGCGACTCCTCTTACAAGTATTAAAACTCACCGTCTTGTTTGAAATCTTCCGCCTGCTAATCCAATACGTGGAAGTGTACGTGTATCAATTCGTACTGGACTAGGTGTTTCTGTTTGAGCATCTAATGAATGATTGACAAGAACGACTACATTTTCTGGAATATCTTGTTCAAAGTTGTTTTCATGTCTTTGGAAATACTCATATTCAATTTTTCTCATTTCGTTAATTTTCCTAAGAGCTGAAATTCCTGAAGCATCTTGCATAGTTCTCCAAAATCTTTGAATATGAGTGAGGTATGCTATGCGATAATCACGAGCAGTTCTTATTTTTACATTATTACGTAGCTGCTCAAAACATGCTGCTACGTTTGCATGAACAGGTTTATTCAAACGTCTATTGACTGCGTTATGTAGTCTAAAAGTAGCTACTAAGAACTCTTCACGAGATCTTAACATCTGCGGATACTGTCTTCGATACGATGCCAGTGCAACTCCAAAGTGTTCACGACAACTTGGGCAAGTAATTGTCGTTTGAAACATATCTAACCAAGTCTGCATTAGAACTGCTTCAGATTGAACAGGTATATTTGGATAACACGAAGCTACAGAATGTAAGGTCATCCAACCTAAGGGGCCCCATATGGACGTCATTACTTTACTTCGCGACAATCATTCCTGATTCCATACCACCTTCTAATATCTCTCTTGCGATGTGAGGTGGCGTTTTAGGATTTACAGTAATATTTGACTTCTTTAGAGCGAGACGAACTCCAGCGTCCGTCATTGAACGGACGGATTGTCTAATAGTATTTCTTCGAATCTCGGCTCCTTTTTTGGTAAGAATTCGTAATGTCCCCTTTCGAGATGGAGGAGGTTTAGCAGGGTCTTTCACTCCTACAAACTCAGACCCACCGCGCGACTTTCGAGTTCCTTTCATTACACCACGTGGATAGGTTCGCATCGATTTATGTCGATTCGGTTTATGAACCTCCGGCTCAACGTGATCTACTTTTTGGATTTTGACTCCAGACATCGCTTATACAAAACGGATACTTATATTTACAGATTAGAGGCACCACATTAAATACCATGAATGAATGGGATGCAGTTCGAGCTTATTTTAGCAACGGTGTTAGAAGAATGGTAGATCATCAAGTTGATTCGTATGAGGACTTTGTACGACACAAGATTCCCCTCATTATTCAATCCACTCCTCCAATCACCGTGTGGCACGAACAAGATGAGACACTCAAGAAATACAAATATGAATTCAAGCTTTCCTTTGAGAACATTTCATATATCAAACCACGCATTCAAGAAGCAACTGGACGAGTAAAGCCTATGTTGCCTATGGAAGCACGTATCCGAAATTTCACATACGCCGCACAAATGTATGTGGATATCCGATTTATTGCCAGAACCTACAAGGGTCCATTATTGGATACCTACGATGAAGAGTCTCATGTCTTTGAAGGCATTTCACTAGGTAAGCTTCCAGTGATGCTTGGGTCATCACTCTGTTTACTAAAAGACTATCCAATGAGTCTAGCAGAATATGGTGAATGTGCTCACGATCCTCTTGGATATTTCATCATTCACGGTTCAGAGAGAACTATTCTCTGTCAAGAGAAGGTTGCAGATAATCGTATCATGATTTTCCAGAACAAGAAGTCAGCTTCTAAACACACACATTCAGTTGAGATCAAGTCTCTTCATGAATCGTTCACAATGCCTCCAAAGAAACTAGAAATCAGATTGAGTTCTAAGTTCAACGGATTTGGAAATCCACTCACTGCGTGTGTACCTAGATTTCGTGAAGACATTCCAGTAGTAGTCTACTTCCGTGCATTAGGTGTTCTAACTGATAGAGCAATCACCAAAATCATTTGGGGTTCTGATGAAGACGAAATACATACAGAATTGTTGGCTGCTTCATTCCGAGATGCGTCTGAACTCGGTATCTTCACACAACAAGAGGCGATTCAGTACTTAACAAATCACCTTCAATACGGAACCAATCAAGAGGACAAATGTGCTTATGTTCGTCAACTCTTGAATTCTGAATTACTACCTCATGTTCGATTCGCAGGTGAATTGACAACAACACCCATTCACAACTCACGTAAGGTGATGCTGATGGGAGCTATGATTCGTAGGCTTCTTCTAACCTACTGTAAACAGATTCCACTTGATGACCGCGATGCTTATCCTAACAAACGAGTAGTGACTACAGGTGCTTTACTGACGCATTTGTTCAGACAATTGTTCCAAAAGGTCTGTAATGATACTCGCAATGAGTTTGTTCAAGAAGTCAACAATGACTCTTGGAAACGTGGAGAAGGAGGACCTAGACCAATGGAAATTCTGAACGTCAACAATCTGTACAAAATCCTTAAACTCTCAGCGATTGAAGGTAAGCTCAAGCAGGCTCTTGCTACAGGAAACTTTACAGTTCAAGGTCTTGGTGCGTCTTCAACGATGTCCAATGCGACTAAGGTAGGTGTCTCTCAAGTGTTGGCACGTATGTCGTATGCTGCGACTCTCAGCCATTTGAGACGTATTCAAACACCGGTTGAAAAATCAGGTAAGCTCTTGGCACCTCGTAAGCTTCATGGTACTTCTTGGGGATTCATGTGTCCTGTAGAAACTCCAGAAGGTCATTCAGTGGGTATTGTGAAGAACATGAGTTTATTGACCTCAATCACTCAACATGTTCCTTCTACAACGGTTCTTCACTACCTTCAAGATTGGAAAGACATCACATGGATTGATACACCACGAGTCTACGAAGGTACTTCAGTCACATTGAATGGAGTGATTGTAGGATACACTAAAGATCCTTACGGGTTGGTAACCAATCTACGAACTGCCAAGCAAACACGTCGTCTTCATCCTCACATCTCAGTTGCCTGGTACACATTGATGAACAGTATCTCAATCGAAACAGATGGAGGACGATGTGTACGTCCTGTATTCAGAGCGGATGCTAAACCTCCAAAGGATACATCCGATTGGAGTGAATGGTGTACATCTGCTATGGATTACATTGATTCATCAGAGACAGAAACCTTGCGAATCGCAATGAGTCGTGAACACATGACCAGTTCACATACACATCATGAAGTTCATCCTTCTCTGATTGTAGGTCATATGGCTTCTACGATTCCATTGTCAGACCACAATCAGTCTCCTCGTAATACCTATCAATCTGCTATGGGTAAGCAGGCTATGTGCGTGTACGCAGGAAACTTTGCGAAACGTCTTGACAAGAATGCCTATATTCTCTGCTCCATTGCGAGACCCATCGTAGAAACCAGAGCTATGAATATTCTGAAGATGCACGAAATGCCTTTTGGAATGAATGCGATTGTTGCGATCGCTTGCTATGGTGGATACAATCAGGAGGATTCAGTGATTATGAACAAATCAGCAGTTGAACGAGGATTCTTCAGAGGTCTCTATTATGGAATGTACAAAGATGAAGAACATCGTAATGTGACATCCGGACGTGAAGAGAAATTCATGAAGCCAATGAAGCACAATACTCGTAAGTACAAAAATACGAGTTATGCTGCCATCTCAGACAATGGTCTTCCAATCATTAACTCAATCATCAATGAGAACGATGTATTGATTGGTAAAGTTGTGAACTTGCGAAATGATGCGGCTGGATATGCGTTCAGAGATGCTTCTACAACTCACAAGAACTCTGAACAATGCCGTATTGATGGAGTGTGGCAGGACAAGAATTCAGATGGATATCCTTTCATCAAAGTACGTACGGTTTCTGAACGTATTCCTCAAATTGGAGATAAGGTCTCTTCTCGTCATGGTCAGAAGGGAACCATTGGAATGCTCATGGAAGAAGAGGATATGCCTTTCACGGCAAGTGGCCTTCGTCCAGACATCATCATGAATCCTCACGCTGTTCCTTCTCGTATGACGATTGCTCAGTTGATGGAGAACATCTTTGGTAAGATTGGCGTTCGTAAAGGAACTCTAGGTGATGGAACTCCGTATTCACACTTGAAGGTGGAAGACTTGAAGAAACACATGGTTGATATGGGAATGCATCCTTACGGTAATGAGATTTTGTACAACGGACAGACTGGAGAGATGATGCAAGCAGAAATCTTCATGGGTCCTACCTTCTATCAACGTCTCAAACACATGGTGATTGACAAGAAGCATTCTCGTGCTAGAGGACCGATTGTGAGTTTGACAAGACAACCTTGTGAAGGAAGAAGTCGTGATGGAGGATTACGTGTAGGTGAGATGGAAAGAGATTGTATGTTATCACACGGCATCTCGGTGTTTACCAAGGAGCGTCTGATGGATGTTTCCGACCCGTTCAAGACAGGATTATGTAAGACATGCGGTACTCTTGCGATTGTGAATCCAGTAGAAGGTATATATTCTTGCGGTGCTTGTGGAAATAAGACGGACTTCATCATGAAGACAATTCCGTACGCAATGAAATTATGGATGCAAGAGTTAGAAGCAATGCATATCACACCTAAGATGATATTGGAGTAGGATCATCAGTTTGAGTCATAGTATTCAAACTTTCACGAGAGGGTGATTTTGGAATTCCCATCTTAAATCGATTTGTATCCTTTCTAACTAACCACGCAAGCCATCCTCCAACAATTAAGATTCCAACAATAGCACCAATTCCAATAGCCTCCATTTTTTAATTTCCGCGTTCATCCTGAAAGTTTGTCTCAGCCTTTAAATAAAATGCCTGGAACAACCCCCGCTGGAAACTACACTGCACCTGCTATGGGAGAATCACAATCTGCCGGACGTCGTGGAACTCGCAAGGGTCCATCTGCTAAGGCCTTGAAGCGAGTTCTCAAGTCTCACGGACTCAAGACTACTGGCAAGAAGTCCACTCTTCGTGCCCGTGCCAAGAAGGCCCACATCCTCAGCAAGGCTTAAATTCTAACTACTAAACAATGAAACAAGCTACTCGTCGCAGACAACGTAGAATGCGCCGTCTCCGTCGAGGTGGAGATGAGAATATTGCTCCAAATTATGATACTGGATCCAATGTGAGTGCGGATGTATTTCAAAACGCTCGTTCAACTTTGAGAAAACCATCAGCTTTTGGAATGAAAAGTCCTTCTCAAACAACCCATGAGTTTCAGAAAGTTCAATTGAAATCTACACCTCCTGTATCACCCAAAGCTGGACGAAGAACTCGTCGTCATCGCAAGAGGTCATAAATAACACACCACACTCTTGACATCTATATGTCTCAGTTTGGTGCGTCGCCCTACCCTGTAAATAATTTTTCTCGTGCTTAAGCAAACAAAATGGGAGGCGGTCTTTTACAACTTGTCAGCTACGGTGCGCAGGACATCTACATCTCTGGTAATCCCCAGATTACTTTCTGGAAGGTGCTTTATAAGCGTCATACAAACTTCGCCATGGAGTCCATTGAAGTGACATTCAACGGACAGGCCGACTTCAACAAGCGTGTCACTGCAGTCATCAACCGTAATGCGGACTTGATGTACCGCACATACGTCCAAGTCGTTCTTCCAGCGGTCGACTTTGCCTCTGTGACTCAAATCAATCGCTTCCGATGGCTCAACTTCATCGGACACCGATTGATTAAGACTGTTGAGCTCGAGATTGGCGGTCAGCGAATTGACAGACAGTATGGCGACTGGATGCAGATCTGGACCCAGCTCTCTCAGGACCAGGGTACCATTGAGGCACTCAATGACATGCTTGGCAACACCCATGACCTTGTCTTGATGAAGGACAGACGTGGTTATGCCTTAGATGCCTCATGCGCTGGCTCTGAGCTCACCAACTCTTGCGCTCCTCGTGCTGGTACACCAGCCCGAACTCTCTACATTCCTCTCCAGTTCTGGTTCTGCCGCAACCCTGGTCTTGCAATCCCTTTGATTGCTCTCCAGTACCACGAGGTCCGTATCAACATTGAGTTCGAGCAATGGATTAACTGCACCTACTATGAGATTGCAACAGGTGCCACTGTCCCAACTAGCATCCAGTCCTTGACTGCTGCCTCGCTCTACATCGACTATATCTACCTCGACACTGAGGAGAGACGCCGATTTGCCCAGCAGACTCACGAGTATTTGATTGAGCAGCTCCAGTTCACTGGTGCTGAGTCCATCACCTCCTCCTCCAACAAGATTCAGCTCAACTTCAACCACCCGGTTAAGGAGCTTGTCTGGGTTGTTCAACGAGATTCCTTCGTTGACTGCACACCTAACCAGGAGTTTATTACTGAGGTCAACGGATGCCAGCCATTCAACTACACTGATGACTTCAGCACTGAGGGTATCGTGATGGATGTTCTTGCACGTGGCTCTTTGGCCACTGGCGGTGCTACAGGCACAGTTCCTACATTCGCTGGTGACGGTGCATCTGGTCCTTACTTCATCTCCGGTCTCGGTATGCCAGGCCCAGGACCATCACTCCAAGGTGCTTCTTGGTTGGACACAACAACAACTCAGACACAAGGCATTGTGTT